AGTAAATCAACTAAAAGATCAAATAGTTGCTAAGGCTCAGGGTTTACCTGAATATACTAATTTGCCACCTCAAGCTAGAGGAATATTAAATGAAGCATTGGCTGGTAGTGCAACTAAATTAGGAGGTAATTTTGTAAATGATTTAGATGTAACTGCTGCGGGTGTTTTGAATAAAGTGCCTCTTGATGTTATTGGTATTAATAATCCAATGGATTTAATTAATGGAAATTTAGATCCAAATGGTTTAAAAAATTTATTAAATGCAGATTTAGATATTGGATCTTTAGCAGGAAAGTTTAAAGGCGTTTTAACTAATGAAGTAATAAATGAGTTTAATAACAAACTGCCTCCTATTTTGAGAGGTAGAATAGATATTAATCAACTTGCCAATGCACTGACAGGAGGTATATCTGCTGGTGTTGATTTAGGTTTAGATAAAAACTTAGGACAATTTTCTGTTAATACTTTGGCAGGGAAAATACCTGATTTACCTACTGTACCAAGATTAGGAAATTTGCCAAGCGGTTTTCCAAGTCTACCAGCCTTTGATCTTGCTGCTTTGAAATCAAAAGTTGATGCACTTAAAGATAGACCTTCACTTGCTTCAATCGGCAAAGATTTTGATTCATCTATAAAAAATGCTGCCTTCGCAAGATCTCAAAAATTTGATTTTAAAAATATTGAAAATAAAGTCAAAGCAAGAACTAAAACTGAAGGATTTATTGATCCTACAGCCACATTACCAAATAAAGAATATCAAGGAAGGTCTGAAACAAATAAATTAGCAACTAATGATGTGGCAGACACCATTGTACAAATAAAAGATAGCGAAAGATACATAGGTAATAAACTTCCTGATGGAGATTTTTTTGATCAACCCGAAATACCTTATAATGCAGAATATCCATATAATAGAGTAATTCAATCTGAATCTGGACATATTATTGAAATTGATGATACACCAGAAAGCGAAAGAATACACATATATCATAAAAATGGTACTTTTATTGAATTGGATCAGTCTGGGTCGGTTGTATCAAAAACAAAAGGTAGTCAATATAGATTTGTAGACAAGAATGATCATTTATCTGTAGGTGGACAAGCTAGGATATCAATTAGTGGCGAAATAAAAGTATATTGTGCTTCTAATGTAACTATGGAAGTTGATGGAGATGTAAATTTAAAATGTTTTAATGATATTACTGCTCAAGCAGCTGGTAAAATAGATTTAGCTGCCAGAGAAGAAATAAACCTTCACAGTGCAAATATTAATATTGAAGCTGAAGATTATATCAATCAAAAAGCTGGTGGAAATATTTACATAGGTGCAGTAAATAGTATTAATAATGATTGCACAAATGGTAATATATTTGTATCAGCAAAAGATAGTATAACAAATAAATGTAATAGTTCAATGTTTTTGCATACATTAAAAGATATGCATATTAATGCAGATGAAAATTTTAATTTATTAGCATCTAACGATATGAGTGTTATAGCAACAAATAATTTAATGTCTTCTGCAACAATTATTAATAATTCATCAACTGATATGTTTAATGATGCAATAACTATAAAAAATGAAGCTACTAACATTAATTCCAATGCTAAAACTGTTATGAATTTGTATGTTCAAAGTGGATCTTTAAATGCTAAAGCAAGTTCAATTCAACTTAATAATCCATCCCCTGTAATTCCAACTGGTTTTGTTTCACCACAAATTAACATAGCTTCTGTTGGAAGATATGCCAATGTAGTTAATAAAGCAAATATAGGATTACTTAGTGACAGAAAGAGTGTTATAGTATCAGAAATTTTTAACCCAGTTTATACAAATTACAAAGATAAAATTGGTTATGATACTGAAGATTCTGAAGAAGATAAAGATAGTGAAACATTTTTAAATAAAAATAAATTAGCTGGTTTATCTGATGGAAGTGAAGATGAAGAACCAACTGCTTTTGAATCTGAGAGTCCTTCATCCAATAACAATGATATTATATCACCAAATGAAGATTTAAAGTTAGAAACATATTTACCTGATAATATAAAAATATCTGATCAATATACATTAGGTCAATTATCTTCAAGGGCTATAGTTACTAAAAATAAATTAAAATCTCAAGTAAATTTAAAGTATGGTGAAATAGCTTTTAATTTATCAGCTGTGGCTTTGAATGTGTGTGATATTGTGTTAGAATTATTTCCAAATGCTATGGTCACCTCTGCATTTAGACATCCAAGTAATAATAATTTTACTTCAGATCACTTAAAAGGTAAAGCTGTAGATTTTCAATTTAGAAATGTTGACAAAAGAGATTATTTTGATATAGCTATAAAACTATCAGAAAATTTAAATTATGATAAGTTATTATTAGAATACAAAGATACAGGAACAAAACTTCCTTGGATACATGTTTCATTTGATATAGAAAAACAAAGAAAAATTCTTTTAACATATAATAACCATAAAAGATTCTCAGATGGTTTATCTAAGCTAGCATAATGCCAGGTATATCAAGAGTTGGAACAGATACAGCTGGAGGAACAATAACTGGTCCTGGTTCATCAACTGTGTTTGTAAATGGAGATAAAGCGTCATTAATTGGTGATGCAGTAGCTAGTCATGGCATTGGTCCTCATGGATCTGCAACAATGGCAGAAGGATCAACTAATGTATTTGCAAGTGGAACTGGTGTAGTTAGAGCGGGAGATGCTGCAACTTGTGGACATACTGCCACTGGTTCTTCAGATACCTTTGCAAATTGACATAAATAAACCATGGCTATAATTAACAGAAAAGTAAGAAAATTTAGTGATATAAATTTTGACTTTACACTTAACACTTCAACAAAAGATCTTAACAAAGTATCTGATGAAGCAGCTATTAAGCAATCTATACAGTCTTTAATTCGTACAATACATTATGAAAGAAAATTTCATCCTGAAATAGGATGTCAAATAACGTCATTATTATTTGATAATTTTGAGCCAAAAATTATTGGTATTATGAGACAAACTATACAAAATGTTATTAGTCAATTTGAACCTAGAGCTAGATTACTTAATGTGGATATACATGATATTTCTGATAGAAACGAATTAGATGTGGAAGTTAAATTTATGATTACAAATGTTAACCTACCAGTTACTGTAACAACAACATTACAAAGAGCTAGATAAATGGCACAGTTAAAAAATTTAGATGTATCAGAGTTAGATTTTGATGATATAAAAACCAATTTAATTGCTTTTTTAAAAGATCAAAATGAATTTTCTGATTATAATTTCGAAGGTTCTGCTTTAAGTATATTAATTGATATACTTGCTTATAATACACATTACAATGCCTTTATGGGCAATGCAATGGCAAATGAAATGTTTTTAGATTCTGCTGTAAAAAAGTCTTCTGCTATTTCAATTGCAAAACATTTAGGTTTTACACCCACATCAGCAAGAAGTGTCAGAGCTTCAGTTAATTTAGTGGTTAATAGTCCTACAGGATCACCAAGTACTTTAACTTTGCCTGATAGAACAGTTTTTTCAACAACTATTAATAATAATACAACAACATTCTTTAATTTAGGAGATGTAACCATAACTCCTACAGCTGGCATATATTCATTTCTAAATTTAGAGTTAGTTGAGGGGGTAACAAAAAGTTTAAATTTTGTTTCAGCTATTCCAGGTCCAGATGAAAAGTTTGAAATACCTGATGGCGATATAGATACTTCGACATTATTAGTACAAGTTCAAGAATCAAATAGTGATACAACTACTACAACTTATAATTTAACAATTGATACCTCAAATGTCACTTCAACTTCTGAAGTCTTTTTTCTTGAGATGAATCCAAGTGAAAAATATGAAATATTTTTTGGTGATAACATTTTAGGTAAAAAATTGACTTCTGGTAATCTTATAAAAATTAAATATTTAAAATCTTTAGGATCTGCTGTTAATACTGCTGATGCTTCTTTTGGTTTAGTTAATTTTACAGCTGGAAAAATTGGTGGAGGTACTTCTGCTGTAACAACTTTTTCTAATCCTACAGGTGGAAAAGATGCAGACAATATTATTGATATAAAATTTAAAGCACCAAGAGTCAATGCTGCTAGAAATAGGGCTGTTACTGCTGCTGACTATAAATCATTAATTGAGCAAAATTTTACTGATGCTGAATCAGTGGTTGTGTTTGGTGGTGAAGATAATGTTCCACCTAAATTTGGAAAAGTTATTATATCTTTAAAACCTTTTGATGGTTTTAGTATTTCACAATCAACAAAAGATTCAATTATAAGTTCAGTACTAAACACTAAAAAAGTGATGGCTATACAACCTGAATTTATAGACCCAGAATTTTTTCATGTGAATTTAGTAGTTAATGTTGAGTATGATAATACAGCTACAACTTCATCTCCTGCTACAATATCTACATTAGTAACACAAACTGTTGATGATTATTTTACATCTGACTTACAAAATTTTAATAAAGATTTTCAAAAATCCTTATTAATAAAAAATATAATGGAAGCAGACACATCAATAAGAACAGTAATTATATTAGTCAGTCTTCAAAAAAGAACAACTATTTCTTTAAATACAGTTAATACATTTACACAAGATGATAGTTTTAAATTTGATAGCTCAATTCAACCTGGTACTGTTTTATCAAGTAGATTTTTTGCAGAAATACAAAACACCACAACGCTAGTTAACATTACTGATGTGCCAGATTCATCGCCCGCAAGTGATATAGGTACAGGTACATTGGTATTAAGAGATTCACAAAATAATAATATTTTAAATAACAATAAAGGCAATGTAAATTATTCTACTGGCGAAGTAGTTATAACAGATATTTCACCTACTGCTTTGCCTAATAATGTAACAGATTTTAGAATGACAGTTGCTATTCAAGAAGCGGATCAAAATATAAAGGCTGAAAGAAATCAAATATTAGTTAGAGATAAAACATTAGAAAATTCTTCTGCTGGTTTGAAAGCAGGATTAACAGTTAATGTAACTACATTGGTGCAATAAATGTCTACGAATAGAATAAAGGAAAAAATATCTCAAATTGTAAGTAGTCAGTTTCCAGAATTTATACAATCTGATCATAAAAAATTTATTGCCTTTTTTGAATCGTATTATAAATTTTTAGAACAAGATCAACATCCTCAGGAATTAATACAAAATATTCTTGATTATAACAATATTGATTTTACTACATCTGCATTTATAAAATATTTTTTAAAAAATTATGCAGAGATTTTACCTGTTACATTATTAGCCGATAAAAAAATAGCAATAAAAAGAATAAAAGACATTTATGAGGCTAAGGGTTCTACATTATCTTTTCAATTATTTTTTAGAATTGTATTTAACGAAGATGCAAGAGTAGTTTTTCCATATGAGAATGTTCTTATACCATCAGGTGGTACATTTTTACAAAGAAGATCTCTTAGAATTTCAACTTCAAGGGGGGATCGTGATATAATATTAGATAGATTTTTGACTACAACAGTAAATAATCAAGAGTTTAGAACCCCTATTTTAGAAACAAGTATTATTAATGATACACTAACAGAAGTATTTTTAGATATAAATTTTTTAGCATCAGCATATGCAATAAATCAACAAGTTACAGTATCAAGTTTAACAGAAGGTGGTAACATTTTATTCACAGGAAATGTTGAACCCACTACAACTTCAGTTAAAGTCACTGAAGCTGGTTTAGGTTTTAAACAAGGACAAATTTATACTATAAATTCAACAGGTGGTGTAGGTACAAAATTATTAATTAGTAATGTTGCATCTACTGGTGCTATAAATGATGTTCAAATATTAAGTTTTGGACATAGCTATACTAGTAATTTTGATGTACAATTATCTTCAGATAAAACAATTAATGATGATTCTTTTCAAAGAGAAATATCTATTGTTAATGATACTACAAAAGGATTTTTAAGTAGTGGTAATGTTAAACATACTGCTAATGGTCAATTATTATCTACTTTTGGAAATAATACATCTGTAACTTTAAGTTCAACAAGTAATATATTTGGTTCTGACAACAGTAAAGCGTTGTTGAGTTTCACTATAGGAGGACTAGCTTCATTTCCTGGTGAGTTTACAACTAATAAAGGATTTCTTTCAGATCCAGATATAAGATTGCAAAATGATCTTTTATTTCAGCCATTTGCTTACCAATTAGTTACTGGTGTTGATATAAATACCTTTAAAGATGTTGTATTAGATACAATTCATCCAGCAGGTCAGAGATTATTTAACAATAGAGAATTTTCTGACATTTTAGATGTAAGAGCAAATGTAGTAACTGAATCTTTTGATAATTTAATTATTAATTTGTTTGATACATTTGCTGTAGATGACACAAGCGTAGGTTTAGCTCAAGGTACTTCTCTAGTTGACACAACTAGTGCAATCGTTGATAATGGTAATGTTTTAGTTACCACTCAGACTTATTTTGCAGAGTCATATTGTGTTAACCAAGATCCAACCAGTGGTGATAGTTATATAGGATTTACAACAGAATTCTTTTAAGGAACAATAGATGGATGATTCAATTAGAGTATTTGGTAATTTACAAATAATAAAAAAAGATAAGGATGATAATATAGTAGAAACTGTATCTGTGCCAAATTTAGTTGTGAATGCTGGTAAAGCTGCTATAACACAACGAATGGTGCATGATGTTGCAGGTGGAAATACTACTGTTAAACCTTTTGGAGGAACTTTTGGACGAATGGCTATAGGCTCAAGTGCCACTGCACCTGCTGGTGCTGATAGTTCTTTAGGTTCAACTGAAGTACAAAGTCAAAGTCCTTTGCAAAATGTTATTTCACAAAATACAGTTACATACACAGCTGTTTTTGCCGGTAAAGGTGACGGTTCAACGCATTCAATAAAAGAAGCTGGAATTTTTAATTCTCCTACTGCTAATACAGGAACAATGTTATGTCGTACAACTTTCTCTTCGATTTCTAAAGGGACAAGCGATTCATTAACAATAAACTGGAATATTACAATAGCTTAATATGACTTTTAAACTTAAAGATTCTATTCATAAGACGTTAGCTGATTCAGTTTTCAATGAACTTTTTTCTGCTAGATCAAATTATTATTATTTTATTGGAAAGGTAGTAGATTGGTCTGATCCTACTACTCCACCTACTCCTAATGAAACTGGTATTGATGAAAATGATACTAGAAATAGAATTATTAATGTTAAAAAAATTACTACTTCAGATGTATCATTAGTTATACCAAGAAAAAATTGGGCCACAGGTACAATATATGACCAGTTTGATTTAAATTATTCTACAACTAATCCTGCCAGTTCTGGAGCTACAACATTAAAGTCTTCTCTTTTTTATGTTATATCCTCTTCATTTCAGGTATACAAATGTATTTCAAATAATAATGGTGCAGCTTCAACAGTTGAACCATTAGGTAATGATTTAGGTGTAATTACTTTAGGTGATGGGTATAAGTGGAAATTTATGTACACTATACCATTAGCACTAAGATCAAGATTTTTAACTGACACATTTATGCCAGTTCAGAAATCTGTGTTAGAATCTTTCTATAGTAATGGTGAAATAGATGCAGTCACTATCAATAGTAAAGGTAGTGGATATTCAGGTGCTCCTTCCATAAGTTTAAAAGCTAATGTTCATTTTACAAGTCCAGCCTCAAACACGACTTCAAATATACCAAATGTTGAAGCTATAATTAATGAAACAACAGGATCATTTGATAGGGTTATTATTACACATCCTGGTTTTGGTGTTGCTGGTGGCAATATAGTAATAACTGATCCAACAGGTACTGGTAGTAATTTATTTCCAAATGTAACATTTTCTGGGCCAGGAAGTGTAAATAGAACGGTAGTGAATTCTACTGCAAATTTATTGCCTATTATTAATGACAATAAATTTCAATCTATTGCTATACTAGATCCTGGTAAAAATTATACTAAAAATGCACAAACTACTATAACAGTTTCCGGTGATGGAATTAATGCTAAATTAGAACCTTTTGTAAGTGATGCTGGAGAAGTAGAAGACGTAGTTATAACAAATAGAGGTGAAGGTTATACTTTTGCTGTATTAAACGTCGAGAGTAGTACAGGGACAGGAGCTAATGTATCAGTAAGTTTTTCGACGGGTGATTTAGATACTTCTCAAAGTAGAGTCGAATTATCTTCAATTGCTGGTGCAATAGAAAATTTTAAAGTAAATAGTGGAGGCACTGGTTATGCCAATGTTTCAAATGTTCAAGTTAGTGTTGTTGGTGATGGGACAGGATTTACTGGTAATGTTGGATTAAATTTAGGCACAGGAACTGTTAGTAATATAATAATTACTAATCCAGGTTCAGGATTTACATTTGCAAATGTGATAATTACAGGAGGTGGAGGATCTAATGCAAATGTTTCTGCTATATTATCTCCACCAAATGGACATGGTTTTGATGCTCCAACTGAATTGTTTGCTGATTCATTAATGTTTTTCTCTACTATAAACAATGAAGAAATTCATGGGATTACAGTTGACAATGATTTTAGACAATTTGGT